ACTTCTAGCACAATATGATTTACGTCGTTTGGCAGCTTTTGATCCTGGTTTGACTTTGCCAGTGACCGCTGTTTTTAGTTTTGAACCGGGATTTGCTCTTCTATAGGCAGCGACACCGGCTCGTGTCATGCCTGCTCCAGACTTTGTAGGTCTAAAGTTTTTTTTATTTCTAGCTGGCATCTTGTCTTGTTTTCTCAAACTAGACCTCCCATGCTCATTTTTTTTCTTTTAGCAAATGTTCTAACGTTAGTTGGTTTTGGTCCTGTATTACCCGCAGCTCTTTTTCTGCGAACAGCACTCGCCCTTTGCGAGTCGCTCATCCGTGTGGCTTTTGCAAGTGGGACGCACTTCGGATACTTTCGTTTCGAGTCTGCTTTCTGTTTTGAACGGCCACATTTTGCGAATGAACCATCCTTTTTTTTCGAACCAATGTCTACCCATTTTTGTTTGAACCATTTATCAAGACCATTTTTAGCCATGGCATTAATATACTTTAGTGATCTTTCTTCTATTTGACATGACTTTACCACAGCCTGTGGCTATACCACCACGTTTTAGTCCTTGTCTTTTTAATCTAGCTGTTGCTTCTGTAAGTCCACCACCCATGTAACCAGGTCTCATCATACCACCCATAGCGGCTGGTTTACGTCCTTTAAAATCTTTTCTCTTTACACCAGATGGATCTTTAATTTTACCTGCACAAATTTTACTAGCGTATGCATTCGCATATGCCGACGGGTAAACTTTAAATTTTCGCTTCGCGGCTGATTTTCCTCTAGGACAAAGTTTAGTCATTATTTTTTCGCTGTTTGTTTTGCTCGTTTAAAATTTGCTGCAGTTGGTGCACCCTTTGCACCTTTCTTTCGCATTTTACCACCACGTTTTCTTTTAGCATGAATGTTAGCGTATAAACCTTTACCGGCCATTACTTAACTTTCCCACCATTCTTCATGTAACCCATTTTGTTTCTAACTTTTTTGGGTAATTTTTTTAAACCTTTTTGATTTGGCTTAACAGGCTTTAGAGCCTTTCCACCTTTTTTCATCATAGGTCTTTTCATCATTGTTCCTGGCATATTATCTCCTTGCTTTTCCAAATCCTCGGACTTGAATTCTAGTTTTCTTTTTAGGTCTAACTGCTTTTCCACCTGTTTCAGTTTTTACAATTTTACCACCATCTTTAGCCATGGCATCACTAAAAAAAGAATCATCTATAACTGGTGTTCTTACTACTCCTCTACTCATACCCATGTCTCTACTTAAATTACTGGGCATAACGGCTCTATTTTTAAAAGCCTCTCTGTTAGGAAAAGTTACTCCACCCTGTGAGATAGATCCATCTTTTCCAACAAAAATACTTTTTGGATTTCCAACTTTAGGAACTATTCCTTTTTTTGCACCTTCGATAGTAAACACTCTACCATCATCCATAACTCTTTTTGATTTTACATTTTTAGGTTTTATATCACCCATTTTCATACCAACTCTTGGCATGCTATCTTGAATAGTTGTAGGTGTTCTTACTGGGACATCCGATATTACTTTATCAATACCTTTTGGCATACTGTCCATTATGGTAGTTGGAGTGCTTACAGTAGCATCTTTTCTACCTCTACCAGCTAACATTGCTGCTCCACCAAGTGCAGCTAGTGCTGTTAAAAGTCTTCTATTTCTTCTTCTCGATTTTTTACTCATTATTTTTTACCTCCATTACGGAATATTTGTGTTCCCTTTATACCATATATACTCGCAACTACAAGGATCCATAAATTTGTGAACCATGACGGGAGCTGTGAGAACATATCAAAAAAAAGCTGAACCTTGTCCATAGCAGTTGGATCGTCCGATATCACTGCCCAGGCCAGCACCAACACGGGCAAACTTAAAATTATAAGAACGGCCTCGTCCTTCCAGTCCGATTGTCGGGCTTCTAGTAATTTTCCCTGGTATTGTTCTTCACCTTGGGCCATTTTAGTGGCATGCATGAGTTGTGCCTCTGACATTGCCATTTTTGTACGTTGTTTGTTAGCATAAATCTTACTTCCTGCTGAAACTGCTAATTTTATTGCTGATAACCACATAATTTTTAACTTTTACCTCTTATTATTGATACATTACCAATTGGTCTGTCCATTTTTGGCGCTGATGGGATTGTTTTACTTAAAATTGTCTTCTCAATTGAAGTATTTGCTCTTAATTTTGCTAAATCTTCGTTTTGATCAAGTTTTTCTTCCTGATTATCTTGGTTCATCATTGCTTTCATCTTATCTAGGCTTAATCTTTCGTCTGCATCTTGTGCTTTTCGTTCATCGTTCATTGCTCTAAGGTCTAACTCTCTTGCTTTTAGTTTTGCAACAGGGTCATTTCCAAAATCACCCATGATTTTGTTTTCTTCTTCCTTAAATTCTTGTGTCATCTCTGCAATCAACTTAGATTTTCTTGCTTCAAGAGCTAAAGTTAATGTTAAAAGTTGTTGTTGAGTGTTTGGATCTTGTTGCAACATTGGATTTTGTTGTATTGCCATTTGTAGTTGCTGTAATTGTTGTAACTCTTCCATAAATTCTACTTCTATTTGTTCTTGTGCCATGAATGCTATGTGTTCAAAGATATTTTTTTCTAATGCACCAAGCACTGCAGGATTATTTTTAGCTAAATTAGTAGCCATAAAATTTAAGTGAGTTGTAATATGTGATCTGTGATCTTGACCTTTGAATGCTTGAAAAGGTTTACCACTCATTGCTAAAATATTTTCAGTAGCAGGATCCATTGGCATAGGTTGTTGTGGTGGTGGAAGTATTTGATCAATATTTTTTACACCGATAGCTTCGTACATATCTCTATATGCTTCATACATATTGTGTATCTGTGGGTTTGACATCGCAAGTTGTAGTTCTGTTTGTGCTAAACTAATTCTTTGTGATTGTGAAAATATATTTGGATCAGCAACAGGTATGATATCTACTCTGTCATCAAAGTCTGTTTGCTTAATCATTCTTTGTGCACCAACAACATCATACGGATATTCTGGTGGTAGATATTGTGCGAACACATCTGCTAATAATTTAAATTCTTGTTTCATTGCAGCATACATTCTTTTGTGGATTGCTGACATCACTCTTGAGCCACGCTCTAATAGAGCAATTGTCGTTCCAACAGCTGCTTGTTGGTTGCCGTCACCGACCTGCATATCAGCAATCGCGGCAAACCTTTGACCTGCCGATACAACAACACCCATTAATTGTAATAGTGTTGCTGATGGTTCTTTAAATGGTAAAGGCATAAACGCATCTCTGATGTTACCACCAGGAGCATCTACATCTCTAAACTCACCAGGTTTAATAGACTCTGCTTCATCTCTGAGTCTAATTCCTCTTTGTTTAAATCCTGCAGGCATGTTTGAAAAACTTCCTGCATCTATTAAAGATCTTAATGTTGCTGTTGCAGTTTTAGATAAACCACCAATCATGTGTATTAAACCAAAGCCATAGAAACCTAGACCCGGTAAAAATTTAAAGTGTACAAAGTAATCTATTTTTTTTCTAAGTACGTCTCCCATTTTAAAATTTCTTCTGATAGATAAAACTTCTTTACTACCTTGATCTAGTGTTACGACGTAAGGTAATTTAATTCCTGTTTTCTCTCCAGTTTCTGGATCTAAATCTTCAAAACCTTCTAGATCTAAATCAACATGATACTCTAAAATTGTAAAATCATTTTCTTCTTTTGATTTTCTTACACCTTCTATTTCTAATTCTTTCTTTTCAATTTCTGTATCTTGTGTGTATCCAGGTTGTAGTTCTATATCTCTGTAAAAACCTGACACTTGTTTTTTTCTTAAATCATTTTCTGAAATTTTTAATCTATGAATTATAGCCTCTGCATCTTCTAATGATGTAGCTGTATATGGAACTATCAAATCGTCTGACGGCACGAATTTAGATACGGCTCTGTCAAGA